AACCCCCGGCAATCGCTGACCATAGAAGGTCAGGGAAAACGCAAGGAGTAAACTAAGTATTAGTAGCTTTCTCATAATTTTACTTGACTTAATTTATAAGATTCTATTTCTGTTTGATAACAGTTCTTACATCTTTTATATGGATTACCTGTATTTTGATTATACATAATCTCATAATCATGTGGTTTTAATTCACGATGTCCATCAGGATGACCTGCGTATGTTGTTTTACAAATCTCACAACCCTGACAGTCTGGAAAACAACTGCTCGTCCATGCCGTTTTATCTCCACACTTACATCTTAATGTTCTCATTAGTCTATAAGATTACCGTAAAGAATCCAATAGTTCAGTCCTCGTTTCTTCAGCCCCACAACCTGATGTATTCGACTTGTGGCAATACTATCTTTATCACTATGCAGGTGAACATTGGCGGCTGCCTTAAATACCATTATTCCCGCACCCTCGCCGTAGAAATTAAACGTAGTCCCTATCGGCACGGCTACCGAAGCATTGGCGGGTATGGTAATCACTATTGACGTTCCTTTAACGCAATACAGGTCTTTATTCGCATCAGTAAGAGCTAATGTGAAGTTACTTGTATGCTGAACTGAGTCGGGTAGCAATTTTCCGAAGATCAGAGAAGCATCCTCCTGATCTGCCGGAGCGACCCCGACACTATACTGTGTAGTGCCGTTATAAAGACTTACAGTCGTACCCGAAAGTATGGCACTGGTTATAGTCGCTTTTGCTGCTGTTGCCGTAGGTCCGATAGTAACACCTCCTAACGCTTTTATCTCATACTTAAATGTATTGGAAGTCTGTGACCATAGAGTATTCACCAGGAACACTCCAATTAAAATCAGTAATAATCTTTTCATTGTTTTCATATTATGTTGAATATAAATTTTCCCAGTCTGTATTTTCTGCTCCTGCATATCCCGTTGATGTGAGCGTCTGGTCAACCTTATATGTTGTACCCACGATCCTGTGACGGTAAAGTTTGCCGGCATCTATTATCACGTTGTCCTCCGTAGGATCAAGGATGACAATCGTCTCCCAGGTTACTCCGGCATTAGCAGAATAGTCAAGATGATATTCCGTCCCTGACACCCCGCGCCTGTACCATGTCGCACCGGAAGTAACTATCAGCCAAGTGCTGCCTCCAGTCTTGTACCAGTTATTCGGTGGTATGAATTTCCAGCCCATAATTATACTTTCATTACTCTAATTATACTTCCATTCTTACAAGTCGTCACTGCGGTCGTCTCTGAACGAAACATAAATGTTGCTGTTCCGGCGTCTGCCCCGGTGATTAATAATGCACTGCCAGAAACAAAGTTACTCCCGATTCCGACCATGCCCGATGATACACCCGATGACGTCACTCCGTTATCACCTATCGAGCCACCCCCTGAGACAGTACCCGTAATCGCTAACTGATGAATGATAAACGAACCAACATAAGTAACTGCCGATGATACATCTATCGGAAACCCGCATCCCGTACTGGCTACTCCAGGCGCAACCATCATATAAAAATCTATCAGATACTTACTATTTATCTCATAGTTAAACGACACTCCTAATATCACCGGGGTTGTATTTGCTCCCGTCGGTTTATCACCTGAGACTGTCAGCTTAGTAAACGGGTCAGCACCTCCGGCGTGCGAGTGCGTTGATATTGCTCCTGTTAACTGCGCTTCAATCTCTGCCTTAGTTATATCACTATTCTTCTGTGCGTTACTCGGAGCATGAGCAGAACCTACATGAGTTTGTATGTTCACATTTGCTGGCTCATAATCATGCGCGTGCGTGAGCGGAGTACGTGCGTCTGAAAGCCTCGCATCATTATCTCTTACCAGCGCAGATAAGTCCTGATCATCAGAGCGTGCAGCGTGCTTCTTATTCAGAGCATCAGCGATATCTAAATCCTGCTTGACCTGGGTAAGTGTGACCCCTGTTGTCTGAGGTGGATTATTTGCAAGATAAGTCTCAACAGCACTCTCAATGCCTGTTGTCAGTATCTTATTCTTCAAATATGTCAGCATCCCGTTTGTCATACAATCTCTGTCAATGTTAAGTTCCAAAACCTCTCTTTCGCATTCAATCGTGATCGTGATATTGCATATATACGGTTATTCCCACCATCTTTATTATATGTATCCTGCAAATTCTTTGTCAGATAAAGCATTGAAGATTTAACAGTCTCATATAACGGTATATCCAAAACCTGCCTTGTTCTCTGATACTGCCATATAAGTTCATCAGCAATAGTCTCGATAAGCGGATCTGTTGGCCATGCAAGCGTTGTGGCAATAGGTACTCCGGTATCAAAGAGATTAATCGCACCCCGGTATTGCGCCGCATCATTATCTATACCCTGCCCGTCACCAAGCGTAAATTCTTTATCAACAACAGTCCCATCGATAGCATTGGACTTCTGGTATTCAATAGTCTCATACGATGCACTGTAAACAGGATCGATGAAATATAACTTTACATTCTTAAAGGCTGCATAGACATCTCCGGCTACTGACTGCGCCGAATATAACCTCACAGTTATTGACCCGGCATCAGGTATTCCAGTAACAAGGTAATCTTTCTGTGTCCATCCGCTCCAGCCGTTGCCGTAAGTAGCTGATTCAACCTCAATCAATACAGCAGGAGGAGGAGCAACCCACGTGTCCTCATCAAGATAAGTATATGTTGCTGCCCCGTCATCAATAAATATCTCTATCCATATTTTTGCAACAGCAGAGACACCGATATAATAACCTGAGTATTCAAGACTGACAACCAGCTTATCCGTTCCCGAAGTATTTATATATTTGATACTCTGCTGGATATATTGAGTCAGTCCCGGACTGTCTTCATCTTCTCCCCAGCAGTTAACCCCATCATTACCAAGACCGGTATATCCAGAAGCAAGCGGAGCATATACAGTACTAACATCCAACCCGCCGGCATTGGTCCAGTTATCGAACGTCTCACCTACACGGTTATAATCATCTTTATTGAACTGCCAGGTCTTCAAAAGACTCTCACGGTTACCAAGATTTTGTATAACATTTAAAGTCTTTACTGCTGGGACCTGCATCAGATTTCCCCCATCAGGGGCAAGAAATGATGTGCTGCCAGACCGGGATATTGCCTGAGCAACAAGAACTACTCCATCCGTATATGTCTCACCTCCTGTAAATGTCCTGTAATGATTCTCTGTAAGCATTCCCAGCATACCGTCTATAAGTTCCGGGAATCTAAAGATAACAATCATACCCTGATCCATTTTGATACCGGCATTGAAAGACTTGAGTATAATCTGTAATACATCATAACAGGTCATGCCTTCAAACAGATCAGGATCAACACCTCCCTGGTATAACGCAGAATTTGCCTGGGCACTACCCATCGTTGCCTCATAAAGATTTATACGATCTACAAATTCCCCTATACCAACCAGTACAAGCATATCATAGATAACCTGAGACATTCTCTGTCGAGATGTATATCCGAGATCACTGAACGGAAAGTCTTTTAACATACCCAGCCCGTCTGTACATTGTATTGTCACAGGATATGGTACCTGATCGTATGGCTCCTGGTATATATCAGGCATAATCCACCCATACCACTTTAACACCTCATCCACCTTTATATTGACAAGGTATTCCAATCGGTCAGATGTAAACAGTTCCAGTAAAGCGAAATCAGTCATTGAGATTACAGAAACACTCGCCACCGAACCCATAATATTCTGTTCAAATATATCATCATTGCCATACCATTCAATATTCAAAGGATCACTGGCAGCCTGAAGCGGAGTAGGATCACCTTCATGCCCGTTCTTACGGAAATCTACCTTCCATGCAGCACCGAGCCTATCGGTCCATTCAACCCTATATTTATATCCCCAGCTCATGTTCCTGCTCCTGATATTCGTGCAGACCTGTCAAGCACTAATTTTAAACTCGACCCGCTGACCTGTGATGTAAGCCTCCAGTCATTGATAGGGTTTCTCATATCCTGAAACCTCATCACTGGAGCCTGATTAGTATTTATACCACCACCACCACCCTTTCCACCACCGACCAGTCCTGCCAGTCCGGGTATGAGGTTTGCAAGACTGAATATCCCCTTTCCCGGCATGAACATTGCCAGCAAACCAAGTATAACGGCCTTTGCAGCAAGCTCAATGACAAGACGCTTGATCCCTGCAAGTACCATCTGCACCATCGTCTGAAAACCCTCGCCTGCCTGGGAGAACATCCTGCTGAAGGAATCTGCCAGTGAAAGTATTATCTGCTCCTGTTCAGCCCATAGTTTATTCTGCTGAACAATCTGATCGGTCGGTATATCTGCACCAACCATATTTGCCAGCGGTAGTTTCGTTGCATCTATATTAAATCCCAGCTTGCGACCTGTTGTCACTGTCTCTTTGCCGGGAATTTTCTCAAGCTTATATCCTGTCTCAAGATACTGTAATGACTGACGGTACTTATTAAACGCTTCTGTTGCTGCATCTGCCGACTGTCTGTCACGTTCAAAAGCATCAGCCAGCCCATATAATTTTTCTTCAGTCTTCGTTGCCTGTCCTGCAAGCATACGAGCTTCACGATCAAACCCCATAAGGTTCTGCCATGCCTGTAATGTAGAAACAGCTCTCTGCCTTAATTCTTTATCATCAGGGTTAAGTGCAAGTTGTTTACCAATAGCCAGAGCCTCCTCTTTATAATTCTCCAGTTGTATTCGCTTGCGTTCATTGTATATTTTCAGGGCTTCGCCAGCAAGTTTAGTTTTCTCTGTCTCGCTTATCATTGCATCAGCCATCTGATAACGCAAGTCTTCAATCTGAGTAGTTAGTTTTGCAACCTGAAGACCCTCCCATAGATTTTTTTCCTGTATATCATTCCATTCTCCCTGCGCACGTGCAGATGCAACTAATGCCTGAGCATTAAGCAAATGCCCTTTCGTAAGTTCTGCAAGCTGCTGTTTGTAAATAGATGCTCCGAGTGAGGCTATGCGCTGTCCCTGATCCATATTACGGAAAGCATCACCAACAAGCTTAACAGCCCCGCCAAGTGCACCGAGCACGGCACCAAACCCCTTTAATTGTTTGTTTGCACTCTCCAGTCCGGCTGCAAACCCGTCAGTATTCAGGTTCAGATTCGCTGTTAGTTTGTCGTTTGCCATATCACGTTATCGAATAACTTATTTGCCTCTTCATATTCATCTTTTGTCATCAGCCTGACTTCCCCGTCAGTAACCAGCGGATAGAAATCTTTCTGTGTCAATTTCTGACTACAATGAACATTATTATAAAGAACTGCATGAAACCTCTCAATCTCTTTCCTTCGTGCCTCCCTGCGCTCGTAACCCTTGCAGGCCATTGTCACCTCCGGGAAGGTCATCGACCAGAACTCCCAGGGACGTAGCCCCACCTCTCCGCAGGCATAAGAAAGAACATCGTGCCAGCTTACACGGCTGGCTGTTGAGGGTTTCCCCTGCCTGCCCCTATCACCGATCCTTTCAGCATAGCATCCTGAAGCACGGTGATATCGCTTTGTTCAATACACTCGGTCACCTGATACAGGTTATATTTCTGCTCCGTACCGCTGATAAGACACGCAGCACGGTAAGCGCAGAAAAATAACTCCCTTAATCTCAGGATGCTCGGAGCCTCAAGGACCTTATCGCCTTCGGTCTTCCCGAACAGTCCCGTCTCAGGTATCTGGTAAAGATCAATGCCGTGCATCTCGCAGTATAGAGCATAGGCGTTAGTGCCAAACTTAAACGGGATCTGCTCTCCATTATACTCCAGGGTGGTATAACCTGTCTGTGTATTCATTACGATGATGCTACTGTTCCCTGTGTCAGCGATCCTGTTCCCTCGAATGTCCCGTTGATGGTCACAGCTTCCTCAGCTCCGGCTGTCAGCGTCAGGTTACTGGCTATTGCCGAACCCCTGTAAACCAGTCCTCCACCGGTCCCGTCAATAACTGCACACTCCAACACAACGGTGGTCTTTGAGTTGAGCATCGTGTAAAGCTCCTCAACGTTCCATGTCAGTGCTGGATCATACAACCCGTCAAAAGAGACATTCCAGTCCCCTTTGCCATAGATTCTGTCAGTCCACCCGGAGCTATCTTTTGAAGAGATATCTATATTTGACCGGGTGAGATTCAGGGTGAATGATTTAGTGCCTCCTATTGCGGTTCCCGAAACCAGCACCCTCATGTTTGTTCCATTAAGTTTTGCCATTTTACGTTTTTATTAATCTTACTGAATATTTCGCCATTTTATTTGCATCATCCTGGATTATTATTGATGTAGCATCGTGTACTAAAACCATTCCATAAGCCAAACTAGCATCTACCTGTGTTGCACTCCAGAAGCTTGCTGATTCTTTTAAGCCTAAATAATTACCCAGATAATCAACAGCACCTGCACCGCGTGCCGAAAATCCCGATGTATCATCTCCGATAGCCCCTACGTTCCAGTGCGTCAGACCTGATTCCATGAGGTGAGCGGCAGACGTATTTCCACCAACAAAGGTTTTAAGAGTCTCCAGTTCCGTCTTTGTCGGTAGATGCCATCCTGAAACGCTTATAGCAAGTGCTTCTGTCCAGTCGAATAATAACCCGTAATCTGGTTGCGTGTTAGGATCATCATTGACATACCATCCGCCGACAGAGTAATTATATTTCGCCCATGTCTGCGTCCCGATAACCACTGATCCCGGAATAGTCGTTATAGTATTTGAACTTGCACTTGTACCGTTGCTGTTATAAGCACGGACCCGATAATAGTAAGTAGTTAATTCCGTCAGTCCAGTTATTGAGTATGTCAGAACATTGCCGACTGCTTTATTCTGAAATCCAGTTACAAACGTAGCGAACGTGGCACTTGTCGAAACATCGAGATAATATGATATTGTCTGGCTCACTGCTCCCCAGTTAGCTGAGAACGATGTAGCTATGACACTTGTTGCTGCCGTAGCTGTCGGTGCAGCAGGTATATCAGCAGTGTCTATCTCCTCAACTACCATCGAAATTTCTATCTGCTTAAATACAACTATCATATTCTCCAGAACTATCCTATCCGTCAATGCGCCTGCCAGGGTAGTTGTTATGATATTAAACCCTGTTATCGCTGTCACCGTTGCCCCTCCCGATCCGTGCGTCTCTCGTGTTCGCTGCCTGACTATCTCAAGTATATCCTCGGCAATCGAGTTGACTGCTTTATATTTGGCATCATTGCCCGTATATGATGCGTAAATCTCTATCACCGTATTATTAGTTGTTATGTAAGCGTCTTTCGTTCCGTCCTCGGCATCCATCGTCTGCTCCCCGATAACGATATGCGGCATCACAGCATCTTTAGGGGCAAAAGAATAAACAGGCACATAAGCATTATTATACGCTACTGTCCCATAAAGAACCTCATAGAGCCATGTCCGTATATTGTCCGATGGGTCTTTCATCAGTACGTCATATTACTTATTATCACACTCTTATTCATCGACTTCGTTGTCTTGCCGTCTTCTTTAAACCCCAGTTTCTTGAGTCTTGAGATCATATCCATATACCCTATTCGAGCTGCATGAAACAAGTATGGATGAGGCTTTGTATTTACTTTCCTTAGCCCTTTGCCTTTCCAGTCCATTGAATCAACCCCGAACATCTCTTTGACAAACGATGGTACGTTAACCCGTGATCCCGTTCCCCATTCCTGGTAAGGCGCATATTTCCTCCCGGTATATACTGCCCCGCCAAGCTCATCATAAGATATCAGTTTATGTATCGAGGAACGCAGGTAACCAAAATTAACCGGTGCGTTAGTCTTTGCCATACGTTCAATCTTTCCTATTGTCCCGACAATAATCCTGCGGCATTCCTGCGTCAGTTCTTTATTCTGTCTCAGTGACCATTGACGGAACTTAGCAAGTTCGCTCTGAGGTAGTTCTATTGTTACAACCTTTTTAGACATACGCTATGACGGTTATCTCGGAAAGTTTCTCATCAGTAACCACGCTGTTAATCGTGTATGCTTCGCTGTTCCATACTATCCTATGCGCGCCCGTGAGCGTGTAGGTGTCCGTAGGCGTGTCATCCTGGTAACGACCCCGGAACTCAACGGCCTTACGATATTTAATCCCGCCCTCGTCAAGCGTCCGTGACATTGACAGCGGCGTGGCTTTCATCCATGCGTAATAGGTATTGGTCCATGTCGTCTCCCAGCCTCCCTGGTTGTCAGGGGTCCGGGTAGCAACCTGGATGGTCACATAATTACGCATATCGCCCGCTTTCAGAACCATACTTTCTTTCTATAAGGTGCAGCCAATCGTTTAGCCTCATTATCCAGTACCGCTGCCGATGTACCTGGAAGGATATTCTCCCGCAACATATAGTCAGTAGCCACCTGCTTGAGGATAGCAAGCTTCAGCTCATCAGGTAGGGTCTCGGTGACAGTATCGCCATAACCTGCCGTGTATTCCACCCTCAATGACCGGCTCACGGTCAGACCCGTTGACCAGAACTGTTCAACCTTGAGAACAAAATCCTGATCGCCATAGATATAATAATCACTATTGACAGTCAGTTCCTCCTCCGCGCCGTTCTCATCGATCTTATAAACTTTATCGACAGAGATGATAGGACCATAAGGCAGCTCGACCTCCCAGTTCTCCGGGATAGTTACCCATGTAGCATGAAGGTGCTTATGTGCAAAACTACTTTGGGTATATTTCTCCAGCGACTTACGTGCAGCAGTAATAAGCAAAGCAATAAGCGTGTCATCCTGCGTACCGGTAACCTTGCAATAGTTCTTTGCTTCGGCTGCCGTAACTGGTTCAGTCGTTATATCGGTATATACCCTGACCTGTAAGTTCTTCATCTTTGTTTATTTGGTATTCTCGGACCTGTGTACTGCTTGATAAAATTCCTGTTCGCCAATGTCTTGAACCTTCTTATTGGAAGATCAATTACATCGTTGATATACAGATCGTTCAACATACCTTTGTAATCGACCAGGACAATACAGCGCACGTGATCTTCAGGGACCGGAAGTGTACCTGTTATCACATGCTTCTCATATACCGGACGGACAAGCTCTTTCTCTGCTAACTCTGCCGTTGAATGAATCGTCTCGACAACTATCGGGCGTATGCGTTTAGTCTTCTTAACTGATACGCCGTCCGATTTCTTCTGTTTTGCAACCACTGATTCAGTAGTCATTCCTTTTTTGCTCATATTCTTTTTTGTGATATGTCTATTAAAAACCTTTCCATCTTATCCAGCTCATCAGGCGTGGTTTTCTCAACCTCTTTAGCCCGTGCGATACTTTTCTCTGATGCCGTCTTGTATTCTTTCGGGTCATCAAGCCGTTTTATTGCCTCGACCCATGACAACATTGAATCCACGTTACAGAATATACCTGCATCGCCAAGTGATTCCATCAGCCCTGGTGTCGGTGCAGCAACAACCGGAATACCTGATACCATTGCCTCTATGCCCGTGCGTCCGTATGACTCATATTGTGAGGGCATTAATAGCACCCTTGTCTTGCTGTAAATCTTCCGTGCATCAGGTGTATTATCCATATATTCCACATTCTTCATGTTACCGTTCTTCTCCTGACGGCCATAACCACCCTCTACACCTAAGAACTCATACTCAGGCATCAACTTCGCCAGATCGTGAAAGAATACCCCGCCCTTACGTTCAAAGAGGTTGATAAGCGTCAGCTTCTTCCCTTTAGTCTTAACTTTATACCTCTGAGGATCTACCGGAGGGTGAACAACCACCGAAGGGTTAGGATAACGAAGTGCATTTTGTGTATATAAAGAATTAAAGATCATATACACCCAACGTCCCTGACTGATATCACGATGTTTGGCTCTTAAAATATCATAACTGTTCGAGTTGTGCATTACCTGAACGAAGGGCTTATGGTAGAACTCGCAATAGTTCAGTGCTTTGCCTGCACGGTCAAGATGTGATATAACAACATCTGCAGCCTGTATCTTCTTTGTTGTGGTCATAAACTCATCCTTATTAACTCGAATACCCTCAAAGTCATAGGGATCAAGGTTTGAGATAGGAAGTACAACCTCTATCTCATGGCCTGATTTCCGTAGAAACTTCAGCATCTCATGCAGCATCCACTCGGCTCCGGCATTCTGAATCGGCGGATAACCGTGTATCATTACAAGTATTCTCATTAATATATTTTTTGTAAAATTGGTTGTTAAATATATCGTAGTAAATATATTGTCCTAAAAAATCTGAAAAGTCTTCGCGCTGGTATGATATCATTGGTGTAGTCATGTAGAACTTCATAGCAGGCGCAATCACTCTGTACCACTCATCGATTATCCAAACGGCATTAAGGTCGTAGTGCTGTTGAATAAATCTTATGAACTTATTTGAAAGTATTGTTGCATGCATCAGATAAGCCCCGCGCACACGGCAAAGGTTATCTGTGATCTTTACCGGAGAGATTGTCAGGTTCGCTCCCAGGTAAAGCATATCCCAGTCCGTTGGTAGGTCATTCCATGCCTTACGCAATATACTTTCCCAGTTATCCGTAAGCTCGAAATCGTCCTCGAAAAAACAGAGATGGTTAGCACTTCCCTTGACACGAAGCATCTGCATAAAGTCTTTCATGTAATGCCGGTGCGTATCATGGAAGTCCTGAACGGTGCAGTAATGCGAGACAGGTGATATATCGTAACGAGCGAATATATCCTTGCAGCGTTTCCAGCGGTCCTGGCGAGCCTCAAGTCCTATAACAACAATATTGCCTATCTCTTTTAACATTGTTTTAAAATAGGGGAGGTTTCCCTCCCCGTGATTTTCACTAACCAAATGAAAACTATGCTGAACCCTGAGCCAGGGCAGCTGCAAAGCCTCCATAAACGAAACACTTGGCACGGTACACTGCCAGCGCAAGCCTTTCGCTTACACGGATAGTGACCATGCCAGTGACGAAGTTAGCCTCATTCTCAAAGCTGATCTCAAGGGTCATCTGCTTGCGGTCAAAGACCTGAGCACCTAACCGGAAATCACCTACAAGGAATGTACCTGCGGTCATAGCTGTTGACTCATAAACAGGCACACCATCGAGGGTTATCTGACCACTCTGGTATATCCACGGCATTGTATAGTCACCTGTTGATGTCTTGCTGAGTTTCAGCTTGACAGCATCAGCCGGATGAAGTAGTATGCCATTAGGCATATACTCATCATCTTTCACCTGGCGAAGAGCATCAACCAGTACGTCCACCCGTGTGATATTGGTATCAGCAAGGTTATCGGAGTAGGCTGTGGCGTTGGTAACGATACCTGAGATATTGATCCCTGCACCTGAACCACGAAGCAACTGAGTGTCCTCTTTGACTTTCAGTTTCGAGGGCAGACGGGCAGCGATATATGAACTGAACCCTGCAACATCCTCCATCAACTCATCAGAAGCGATTATGTAGTTCGTGATCTTCCGGACAGTTGCTGTTCCTACTGCCAGATCAACATCTTCCTGCATGTACTCCTGAGCTTCAGCCGTGATGTCTGTGTTTGTGCTTATTGCACTCTCATAGACGAACGTCACCGATGAACTGTTTGTAGTTCCCTGAGCCAGCAAAGAGCGGATACGGAATGAAGCGTCCGGGTTATAGACAATGTTTGTCAGATGATCGGGTGCAATAACAACTCCGGAGTTAGTATTGGCAGTTGTCATATCATCAACCTTCAGCTGAATCTCACCGGTAGTCCTGGCTTTCTTTGCAACCATTGCTTTGAAGTTATCGTTTCCGGCCAGTGTGTCAGCAAAGAACTCATCAAGTTGCTTGCGGCTGACCCTCGGATCAACATGAACCCTCTGAATCTTGGTATCCATAGCATCGATCTGGTCCTGCTGTGCTTTGAACTTTGTCTTCAGCTCTTCGGTGTAAGTACCTGCCAGTTCAGCCTTTAGAGTCTTCATCTCATCGGCTGAGGCAGTTTTAGCAGCATCGACTGCGGCTTTGATCTTCGCATCGATCTTCTCGGAAAAACCTCCGAATTTCTTTTCAAGGTCTTCCCCTAATTTTGTAATTTCTTCCTGTGTCATTCTAATTAAAGATTAATTTTGTTTAGTATCCAATCAGCGTCAATCTTTAATTCGGCTTCATCGGGTCCCTGAGTGGTCTGATCCGGCTCCTCCCTGACAAGTGATATGATTAATTGCTGTAATTGTTTAAATTGAATCTCCACCTGACGGGCTGTCTCATCCGAGTAGTTCCCGTTCAGTGCAGTGTCCAGAGCGTCCATCATCTTGAGCAGCTTATCAAGCGTGGATCTGTCCGGCATACCTTCGGCTTTGACCGTAGCCACCAGAGCGTCCATATTCGCGCCCCAGCTTACTGTCGATCCTTCCCAAAGTTTAAGCTCAATAAGTTTCTGTTCTTCGCGTTCCTCGTCTCTTTCCCGCTTTATGATCTGATAACCTATTGAATGTTCAGTCAGAACTTTATCCTGGTAGAGCTGAATAACATCCTTACCAAGTTGTGTATGACTGATCTCAGACTCGAAATATAGTCCTTTCTTGTCTTCCTTCAGTACTTTAGGTTTGGACAGAGGACGGTAAGGATCATGCATATACAGGTGTAGTATGCGCGGGTATGCTGACTCAGGACCGTTCTCGCGGATAGTCTTCTTATAAGCTCCCGGCATGACAATATCACCATCAGAGTCCTTATTGCCGAATATCGAGAAATACCCTGTCACAATACCCTTTACCGGATCAACGTCTTTGATTACGCCGTCCGATACATCTTTATAAAGCATATAGTCGCTCATCTCTTTAGCCATTTGGTCTTTTCGGTGGTCTTGGTCTTGGTCTCGGTCCGGGTTTGGGTGCTGGAAACTGTTTCATTGTCGTATATTTTTAATTAAAACCTTTTACTTCTGTTGCCATCGTACAGCGGCAGTTAATCACTTCTTCCGCCCCACCTGCCGGATCACCCGGACAAGCCATCTCATAATCACCTACAAGGAACTTATCATCTAACGCGATAGGACTCTGCTGCTCGGCATCAATATGTGTGTCCCTTGTTCTGTCGTCATGTGCTGCTATCCAGAACTTCTCAAGCGTCACCCCTTCAGTCTTCTCCAGTTCTTTCGCTCCCTCGTAAGTCCCCACGTTTGAGGCTGTCATAACCTCCGTCCGTGCTATCCTCAGCGCCCTCCACTGATTCATCGGCACTGACTCGGCTACTAATGCCCTACGGATATTTGCAGCTGTCTCTATTGCACCCAGACCCTCGTTAGTGGATTCGACCAGCACCTCGCGGATAATATCAAGAGCGATCTTACGCGAAGAGCGGGTTATAGACGATATCCTCTTACCTGCTTCGGTTGCTGCATAATCCCTCATCCTTGCCCTCCATGAATCCTCGGCACTGTACTTAACTGACTTGGAAGATAACCGGTTATATTCCTGACGTGCAAAATCTGATCCAACAGTTGAATAAAGACTCTCAAAGACTTTCGCCACAGGAGCCGCACTGACATACCTGTCAAGGAACAGAGTGTTCTGAGGATTAAGAACAACCATGTAGTTATCCGGCTCGATAGCTGCTGCCAGAGTAGCGAACTGCTCATTTAAAGCTCTCCGCATCTTTGCATTATACAACCGCTCGTAGTTCTTACGCCTACGCTCAGAGAATTTTAATATGATATCCTTGTCATTCAATTCAATCAGGTCTGATCCATTTATTCGTAAATTATACAAGTTTCTGAAGCCACATCTGTCTGAACCATTATCAAACCAGTACCAAAATCTAATCCTTCTATACCGCACTGAATAAAACCAACACACTGAGTAAGATCAAATAATATTATCTGCCCTGATAATGCTCCTGTTGTTACAGAGTCATATAATGCCAATGTCCCTTTGTTATTTCCATTTATAATGCCATGTAATGTCCCAGGTCCATATTTAAGAACCGTAGCGGAAACAGCATCATTTGAATATTTCCAGTGAGGACGTGATTTTTCATGTCCCATTCTGAGAATAGCCATTGTCCGAATATTCAAACTCACTGCCGGTCCTATTCCTGTGTTCACGTTCCTTGACCTTACAGGAAAAGTTAAAGTAGCCGTACTCGGTGCAGTCTCTCCCTTGACCGTGTGAACAATATTGTCATCAATAAAGAACCAGGCAGATGAATTGGTCCACTGTATTTCGTAAGTATGAACATTAGTGTCAAGGGTGAAAGCAGCTGCATAAGTTCCCGTCCATGATGCTTTCGGTATGACCTGGTCTGCTGTTGAAGCCTTGCGGACAACAATATTAAAGACATTGGCATTAAGCTGAAACAGAAATCCATCAGTAGCCGTGAATGCCCCAAACTCCCTGACGTTATTATTACTTGCAGAACCAAGATCAGGGAACCTCACAACTGCCCTGAACTTATTGGATGAACCCGATATATATCTTGCTATTCTTACTGAAGTATAAACCGCTGCTGATCCGCTGTCGGCTGTCGTTGTAAGTATAACCTGTCCTCCGCCCTGGGTGATAGATCCATTAGCTCCCGTGCCTGTCTCTGACCAGAAATTCGGGTCTTTAGTTGCACCATGAAACGGTGTTCCGCAAAGCCTTACCTGATCAAATACCGATAATCCCCTCATGGGTGATACCTGAGCAGTCTTGCCTATGTTCCTCCCGTGTACTGTTATATTATGACCGTCTGCTAACTGTTTGGCAGCAGTAGCCGCACCCGAAGGCAGGGCAGAGCTATCAATATTAACATGAGGGACATTTGAGGTCTGCTTGACTCCATAGACCACCCCGTCAGGATCCACCAACAGCGTCCTGCCTACATTATTATCCGGGAATGTCCAAGTCTTACTCATAATCTTTTATCCCTAATGCTTTCTCTGCCTCATCAATAGCTTCATCTTCAATATCTTCGGGTTCAGTCATTGGCGACAACCCCGCAGGAACCCAGTACTCATTCATCAGTTCATTCTCCTCATCAGCCGGGAAAGACATCAGATCCCTGCGTTCGTTAGGCTTGATCCACCAGGCTCCTGACAGAGCAGTGGTCAGATACTGAAGATCATCCTGAAGCTCTGAAACCATTGAGGTGTCATAGTCAACAAATATCTTATCCTGGTATCTGGGTCTGATGAACATATTCATCGCATCCCTAAACTGT